TGTTCTGTGTGAAACAATGACAAATAATGGAGACCCTATAGATACACGAAGAGATGCACTAAATATTTTTAACAAAAAACTAGAATTAAAACCAAAATTTGGTATAGAACAGGAGTTCTTCCTTATTAATCCAGAAACAAACAAACCGATTGGATTCCCTGAAGTAGGTCTTCCAGAAGAACAAGGGAAATATTATTGTTCTGTTGGTTATGATAGATGTTTTAAAAGGAATTTTTTAGATGAAGCTTTAGAAATATTGTTAGAAATGGGAGTTCCACTAACTGGATATAATATGGAAGTTTGTCCTGGTCAGATGGAGTTACAGGTTTGTGCCGATGGTATTTTAGCAGCAGATTATTTAATGTTAACCAGATATGTTCTGAATAGATTAGGTGAAAAACATAAAGTATTAATTGAATTTGGTTCAAAGCCAGTAAAGGGTGATTGGAATGGTAGTGGCTGTCATGTGAATTTTAGCACAACAGAAACTATGAAACACAATAACTATGAAATCATTTTAGAATATATAGACAAGCTAAAATTAAATCACAAGAAACATATAGAAATATATGGAAATGATAACAGTGAAAGACTTACTGGAAAACACGAAACATCTGATATGAATACTTTTACATATGGTGTTGGTAATAGAAACGTATCTATAAGAATACCTAATGAAACCTTTAAAAATCAGTGTGGTTATATTGAAGACAGACGACCTTCTTCTTCGTGTGACCCATATTTAGTTACGGGTCAAATTTTTGAAACGTGCTGCTTAGATTAATTATACTTTTTATTTTTATGAATATTTAATACCATTTAAGTATAAAACAAATATTTATTATAACTAATTTAACTATGGACCAATATAATTTTGACCAAATTTCTAAATATGTAGATAAAGTAAAATTAAATATAACTAATCGTTTAGATAAATATATAATCGATAATGACAAAAGATTAACGAATCATATTTACTTGTGGGTTTGGTAATATTTGTAAAATATATAAATTGTATTTATTATTTCGTTTTTAATTAAATTAATTCTCCAGAATTATTTTCTTGGTATATAGTATACAAAAATGGGTGGAGGATTAATGCAACTCGTAGCTTATGGCGCACAGGATGTTTACCTTACTGGTAACCCGCAAATTACTTTTTTCAAGGTTGTCTACCGCAGACACACTAACTTCTCGATGGAGACTATTCAGCAGACTATTAATGGTTCTAGTGTTCTCACGACCTCGACCACTAACTCTGGTACCGTGACTATCTCTAGAAATGGTGATCTTGTCCACAAGGTTTATGCCACTTCGTCCACTGAAGGTATTACCCGGGGTTCGGAGATGGTCTATGAGGCAGAGCTTGAAATCGGTGGTCAGATGATTGACCGTCAGTCGCACGAGTGGATGGATATTGTTAACGAACTTACTACCCCCCGCTCCAAGGCTACTGGTTTGAAGAATATGGTTGGCGATGTTGGTAGAACTAGTGATGCTACGACTGATAGTGGTATGGTTCAGGTTCCACTCCAGTTTTGGTTCTGCCGTAACCCAGGTCTTGCCCTCCCGCTTATCGCTCTTCAGTACCACGAAGTTAAGATTAAGTTTACTTGGGGTCAATCGACGAATGTTGGTGCTGCTGCGAACGTTAGTGTTTGGGCTGACTACATCTACCTTGACACTGATGAACGCCGCCGTTTCGCCCAGGTTTCGCACGAATACCTCATTGAACAGGTTCAGGTGCACACTGCCCGTGCTTCACGGACCAACCGACTTAACTTTAACCACCCAGTGAAAGAGCTTATCTGGACCAGTGTTGCTGCTAATGCTTACGGTGGCGCTAAACTTGTTCTTAATGGACATGATCGCTTTGCCCTCCAGTCGGAAGAATACTTCCAGCTCCGTCAGCCATTTGACTACCACACCGCCATTCCTAACCAGAACCTTTCTGTTGCTGCTGCCGCTTCTGTTCGCTCGTCGACGATAAATGCTCTGGACGCGGCTGGCAATGGCCTTGCTGGTCCTACAGCAGTTGACATGACAGTCAATATCAGCTTAAACGCTGATGAAATATTTATTGGTGACAAACAGGACGGCGCCGCTCTCGCATTGGACACGGCGTATGCTAATATCTCTGCCACTACAGCACAAGACGTGACCCGTGTAACATATGGTTTTCTTACCGCCGAGGAGCAGGAGGTGCTCGCTGTGGGAGATTTGGTTAGAGTAACAGCAGCAGGTACTGATGGGAGAGGAGTTGTTGTTGCAACAGTCACCGATCTCGTTAGAACCGGTGCGGTGGCGCCCAACGCAAACCCCACGCAGGTTGCGAATTCTCACACCGTAATAACTTTATCTAAACCACTAGTAACCGCCGCCGCTGCCGCGCCGACAGATCTTCATATAACCAGGTTTGATATTCTTAAAGGTACCGCAGATGCAGGTGAGGCACTAACGTCGCAAATGACTAAGAAGATTAACTGCTATTCTTTCGCACTTAAGCCTGAGGAGCACCAGCCTTCTGGCACCTGCAACTTCTCCCGCATTGATACCGCTACTCTTGAAACCACTTCCGCTCTTAGCGCCGCTGAGAATGACCGTATTTACGCTGTGAACTACAATGTTCTCCGTATTATGAGTGGTATGGGTGGTCTTGCTTACTCCAACTAAATATTTATTTAGTTTTTTCCTTTTTTCTTTTAGATTTAATTCATTTATTTTTAATATTAATATTAAAAATAATTTATATTTATATAATAAATATAATGGGGGCATTAATACAGTTGGTTTCTTATGGGGAACAAGATTCATTTCTTACCGGAAATCCACAAATGACCTTTTTTAAAGTTGTTTATCGTAGATACACTAACTATTCAATAGAAACAGTAGAACAAACTATTAACGGTAGTTCTACCATAGATACAAATAATACATATGGTAATGTAAATATTACTAAATTAGGCGATCTTATCCATAAAATATATGTAACATCCGATACACCCAATATTATGTGTGGTTCTAAAATTATTAACAGTGTAGAACTAAAAATAGGAAAAACTGTTATAGATACACAAACACAAGAATGGATGGATATTTTTAACGAATTAACTACACCCTATTCAAAAACATTTGGACTTAAAACAATGATAGGTGATTCTATCAATAGTATACCTAATGTTCAGATACCTTTACAATTTTGGTTCTGTCGTAATCCAGGGCTTGCACTTCCTATTATTTCTTTACAACATAATGATATAAACCTAAATTTTACCTGGGGTATAACTTCAGAGGTCGGTGTAGAAGCAAATCTAGGTGTTACTGTAGATTATATTTATCTGGATACAGATGAACGTAAAAGATTCGCCAAGATTTCACACGAATATCTTATAGAACAGGTACAGAAACAACCACTTACGAATAACAACCAATCCCCTATTTTACTAAATTTTAACCACCCGGTTAAAGAAATCATATGGACAAGTAATATGACAAATGTCTATAATTCAGCAAAAATTGTTCTTAATAATCATGACTTGTTTGCATTACAAGAAGAAGAATATTTTCAGTTAAGACAGCCATATCAATATCATACAACTATACCAAATAATAATTTAACAGTAGAATCACAAAAAAAAAATGGTATAAATATTGAATTACCCTTAGTAACAAGTTCTTTTGCCGCAGATAATGCATTCCCTAATGGTTACGCTATAACAGATATAGATGAAACCGCAGCCGGAAATACATTACTAACTGAAGCACAATTCACAATTCTAACTGCGAATGAAGTAACAAATATAGATAATACTACTGTATTCGTACCTGTTGTAGATACACAGGATACCCAGAGAGTAACCTATTTTTTTATGTTTTCAGAAATGAACACAGAAGACCTTATACAGGTAGGGGATTTGGTAGAAATAAATGTTTCAGGACAGAATTCGGTTTCAGGAAGTGATACAGAATTTTCAACTATATTAACAACTGTAACACTAGTACAAACATCCTTTGGTAGTTCTGTAGCGGGAGGTGCAACGGCAGATAGTGGACATTTTGTAGGAGAAGACACAACTGCGGGGACCCATATAGCTCTACAATTTAATAAACCACTACTTGCTGAAACTATAAATGTAGGTGCTAATTCAAGAATAGCAATAAATACGATGAATTTAATTTTAAGATCCGCCGCATATACATCCAGGATGACAAAAAAAATAAATTGTTTTTCATTTTCTCTAAACCCAGAAGAATACCAGCCATCAGGGACATGTAATTTTTCAAAAATAGATACAGCAAAATTAGTAGTCAGTTCTAATCTACAAAATACAGATACTATATATGCGATAAATTATAATATTTTACGAATTATTGGAGGTCAGTGCGGACTAGCCTATACGCAAACTTTATAAAAAATTAAATGTATAATATCCTAACTATAAAATATATACTTATTCTACATTAATTCTTGGATACAATGCCATACTTTCAAGTTCCTGGAACATTAGTTTACAAGCATAG